AATCTTCTCCTTCGTCTAAAAAATTTTCATGTTGTTGTTTTAAAAAAATTGTTTTCAAAAACTCCATCATAGCATCACGATCTTTAGGATTCGTGAAATGTTGTATTATTATTCTTTCGCTTTTTGTATTGTAACCAAATACCATGAAAGCATCTAAATATTCAGTAATAATAGTTTTTAAAATACCTAAATCTCTAGTTGTAATACTATTTTCATTAATATTATCTTTCAACCATTTATCTAAGGCTTTTTGCAACTCAGCGGTATTAACAGATGCATCAACAGCATCTTTTATATGATCCAACTGACTATTATTTTTTATTAATTCTGAAGACGACAAAGAAGGTATTTGTGTATTCCTTGTCGTCTTCTTCTTTGTTTTTTTATGCTCCGGCATATGTTGAAGCTTTGTTATTAATACCAAATTTTACAAGATATTCAACAATAACTTCAATAGAGCTTGTTTTAATTTTAAAGCGTTCTGGTATGTATTGACCACCATCATGCATTTCAAAATACTCTTCACCCAAATCATTATGATTGTTATAACAAGTCACTAATATCGATGAAACAGTAGGATCTACAATAGCAGTCCAACTTCTAGAATCTGCTTCAGCATATTCGGTGAATAGTTTATCTACTACATAACCACAGTCACGAAGACGTTTAATGAAGTAGCTTGATGTTGTTACTTTGTTTTTTGACATAATATTATTATTTATATAGATTAAATTATTTTACAAGTGCGGATATGATATATTTTAATTCTACATCATTATCATCTCTGTTTTGAAAGACAAAAACTTTGTATTTATTATTTATTTTAACCCGCACATCTGTTCTACAGCTAGATAAACTTTTGAATACTTCGGTATTCAATGGTATTTCTTGCGAAATAGGTTCTCCAACAAATTCTTCAGATATTTTAATGGTGATATTATCAACATTCTGAAGCGTTTTGTCATTAATTTCCGCATATACCTTATCTTCCTTTGTAGAGAAATATATTTTAGTCAAATCAGAAGCAAATGCATAACCAGACATTATCTGTTTGATTTTCTCAGTCGATATTACAAATTCTGTATCAAAATTCAGATCTGCAATTTTATTTATACTAACAGGACATTCTTTAATAACAGTATCATCAACTAAATGATACTTAAAATGCGTATTCTCTCCATCTTTATCGGTAGATGAACACTTAATATTATTTTCGTTACATTCGATGGAAAAATCACCATCATTACCCAAACAATCCAATCCACATAATAGTTTTTTAATGTTTATTAAATTTAATCTAACATTATTTTCTATAACATTAGGAAGTTTTATTTTAGCATATAAAATAACAGTGTTATCAGAAGATGAACATATAGTATATAATCCACTATTGTCAGATTTTAATATACAACTTTCGGATAATCTGTTTACTGGTTTTAATAATTTCTCTAAAAAACTCTTTGCAATTGGTATTCTTTCAGACATTCTTTTTATCGGTAATTGTAGTTTCTGTTTTATTGTTCGTAAAATATTTTACCATAGTTGCTAAACTTTTGTCAATATTTTTTAAAGAAGTTCTAATACTATCTACATCACTTCTTGTTAGTATAGATACACCACTGACACCATTGACTATCCTTTTATCTTCTACTGGAGCAGATACCACTACATTAGACTTAACAGCATTAGTAATAGTAATCGGAGGTTGGATAATTGGAAGTTGTTGTTCTTGCGGAACCACATTTGGTCTTTGAGTAATATCTGGTACTTGACTCAATGCTAATTCATTAAGACCTTCATATGCTCTAATCATATCTGGAGTAGCACCAACTGTATTAAAACTATTAAAATTTTGTTGTTTACCCAATAAAGGAGCAACAAAATTTTGCATATTAATTTTATTGGCAGAATTATTTGAACGCTCGACTGTAAGTTGGTCCACACCCGAAAGGTGTGAACCAACCATTCTAGCCAGCATAGCGGCTTCTATGACTTCTTCTCTTGAATCCATATTAAAGGTCTTTCAAAATGTCTTGGATTTTGTCATCAAGAAAACTATCAGACTCGCTACTGTCTCTTTCAATAGTAGTTTCTGTTTTCTTGGTAACTGGGATATATTCATCAGAATCGTCATCAACAACTTGTTTTGATGGTGCTTGAATAGACTCTTCCTTGCCCAAGAAATGTACATCTAAGACAGTTTTAATCTCTTCCCTAGTCTTATGTTCAAAGATGGATTCTAGATCTTTAATCGAATTATATACCTCTTCAACATCTTCAACACCCTCCAAAGCAGAAGGACTCATGAATCGTGATGCCGTATATTGAGGATATCCACCGTCATTGCCATCAACTTTAATACGGAGACTGCAACCCTTATCAGAAAGATCGAAAATCTTAGAACCAAACTCTTGTGAATCATCACCACTAATTGCAGACGAAATGATATTGAAGAGTTGTTTTCCAAAACGAAGGATCTTCATTTGACCTTGATTGTCTGGATTAGTAGGATCTTTGATCACATATACATTACAAAGCCAGTTTTCATTACGACGAAGTGGTTTAATCCTTTCAATTTCAGAATTATCCTTTGTGTTATATGCCTTGGAACGATACTCATCAATCGGACATCCCTCCCCATAGGTATTTGGACACAAAACAGAAACAAACTGATTTGTTACAATACTCTTCCACATGTGATGATAATAATGGTACAATGTCCTTTCTGGTGCAGAAAGATTTGGAACTAATCTTACAATATATGTATTTCCGATCTCAAGTTTTAGAAAATCACGATAGCTCGAATTTTCAGTAGTTGTTTTTTTGTTAAGAGCCTCTTTAATTGACTCGAATAGATTGCTTGTATATTTCATATTATTTTATTTTATTGTTTGGTTGTTTGCTATGTTTCTTTAAAAGAGAGTATATCAAATTTTAGAAATTTGCAACTCTTTTTTTAGAAATTCTTTTATTTTCTTCACACCTTCCTTTAAGAAGGTTTTAGTTTTTTCACTATTGTGATATCTAGTTTTAAATTTGTCTATTTTTGTAAAGAAGTCACTAGACCAAATAATTCTTTCCTCTTCGTTCATCGTTCTAAATTTGTTTATATCTCCTAATTCTAGCATAGTATATGGATTAACATGATGTTCCCTGTAATGTTGCATCCAAGTTGGCATATTACTAGTTTTATGATAAAGATAATCTTCTAATTGAATTTTATTTTTTAAACAAAACATTGCAATGAATCTAAGACTTTCTTTTATATTGTCAAGTTGATTCTCTGGAGACTCATCTTCCATTTTCTGAATTGAAAGGGAATATAATTTTATAGCAGGTCTAGTTATAAAGAAATTCAAAGGAGGACACTTCTCGTCGGGATGAATAATACTAGGTGCTGCAAAGAAATCATCAATCTTTATATGTTTAAATTTATAAAAAAACGAACTGAGTTTTTTTAAATATACAATAATGTCAGGAGACATGTCAGAAAAATCCTTTCTGACATTATATGGTTGTCCTCTTCTAACATTTTTTAAATAACAATTATAAATATCTTTTTCGTATTGATTTAAAGTATTCAAGTATCAGTTTGTGTTTGAATTTTTGTTGTAAATTTTGTTTTTTTAGATCTAAAGATCTTTTTATATATATTCGGTGTACTATTTAAGTATGCCTTGATTATAAGCTGAAGATTGTCTTCATTCAAGAGTTTAAAATAAATATTTTGTGCCTTTTCATCTTCTATAAGAAATTTTAAAAAGTTCAAGAAATTAAATTTCTTTTTTCTAGCGATACAAATAAAAGAACCAAATTTTAAAGTTATATCTTCGAACTCTGAAAGATCTAATGCATTGGAGGGATTTATAATGTCTTGTATTTGTTGACTTGATGTAATAATCATACTGGTTTTAGGTTTTTTGTAATCTCCATAAATAATGGGGTTATTTTACCAGCAGATGAATTAAATTTTCCTCCACCATTGCAAAATTTTTCTGCAAATTCGGCACAATTTATAGGATTATCTTGATTACATTGTCTTATAGATACATTTTCATTTTGTGTGTTTATAAAAACAAATAAATCGGGATTGTGTTTTTTTATTAAAGTCTCCATCATGTTTGGGATTATTTTTTCCACCATGACAGCACATAACTTTTTACTCTTTTCTTCTATTACAACTTGTCCAGAAAACACATTTGACTTAGAAGCAGCATCACTTCCTACCTTTTTGATGTATTCAATAGCCTTTATTTGTTTTTCTGTAAATGGTTTGAATCCATTGTAGTAATCTTTTATAAAACTAGAAAATCTACCTTGATATTCACTCCAAAACAACAAATTCAGATCA